CCTGGATCGTGGAGGTCCTGGACGCCTGCCAGCGCGCCCCGCAGCACCGATACCTGTTTTTGACGAAAAACCCGGCCAGATACCTGGAACTGGACCAGGTGGCCATCCTTCCACATGCGGAAAATTTCTGGTATGGGTCCACGGTGGCCAATGAGGACGCGGCCGCCGCCTACCCAATGCCCTGGGCGAATATCAACACGTTCTGGAGCATGGAACCGCTGCTGGGGCCGGTGGACATGAACGCGGCGGAGGGCCTGCCCCAGTGGGTGATCCTGGGGGCTGAAACCGGGAACCGCCGGGACAAGGTGGTGCCGCGCCGGGAGTGGGTGGACCAGATCGCGGCCTTCTGCGCAGAGAACGAGATCCCCGTTTTCTACAAAGACAACCTGCGGGCCTACTTCCCGGACCTTCCGGCCTCTGCCCTCCCCTGGAGCGACCAGGAGGGAGCGACGACTGAGTGGGCCGCCCATTTCATGGACCGTTTTAGAAAGCAGGTGTGAGCCGTGGAGAAAATCGAAATCGGGTACACCGTGGAAAAAGAGCGGTGGCTGGAGGCGGCGGAAAATCTGCATGAGTTCGGCCGGATCATGGCGCAAAATCTGCGGGGCATGAACCGGGACGGGCGCGGACAGGAGGACGCGGACGATCTCATGGCGGATATTCTCCTGGCCTGTACGGCGATAGGCTATGTGGCGGAGTTCGCCGTGGACAAATGCCGGTTTATCCCCGTGCAAGGAAATGAAAGCGAAAGGGGGGCTGATCGTGCGGGCGGTGCTTATGAGCATGAAACCGGAATGGTGGGAGAAGATTCTGGCCGGAGAGAAGGACCTGGAGATTAGAAAGACAGCCCCGCAGGGTGGAACGGGAGAGCCTGACCCGTGGCCCCTGCTGGTCCTGGTATATGTGAGCGGGACGGGAGCGGTGCAGGGGAAATTCTCTTGCCCTGGATACATAAAAACCAACCTGCTGACCGGACTGAATAAACGGTCCTGTGTACCACTGGCCGATCTGGTGGACTATGCCGGAG